CTTCGCTCCCGTTGATTGTCAGATCAAGTGTTTTTGCAAAGGCAATAGGTTCATTATTAACATATAACATTAAACTATTACCTAAAATTAAATCTGTATTTACGTTGTATCCCATTTTTTTATTATTTTAATTGTTTTATTATTTATTATTTATTATATTTATTTTTATATTACTTCAAATAATAATATTTGAATATATTTTTTATCTTGATAGTCTTCTGTACTATCTTTTAATAAGCATTTATACATATAATTATCTGTATTATAATGTGTTCCTTCTATAATTTTATTTACTATTTCTGTTATTTGAATTGATCTATCATAGTCTTCACTTACAATGGCAAAAAATATTTTACATGTTTCTAAGGTTATTATATCAGATGCATATTCTTTTGAATATTGATCTCTATAATATATTATAAAATCTCCAAGTGTTTCCTCAGGCGCTATTACTGGAAATATATTTGTTCCAACAAATGAAGCCAATTCATCATTTTGTAATAATAATTTTCTTATTTCGGTTGTAATAGAAAACTTTGTAAATCCATTTATAATTGTCATAATTATTACCTATTAAGTATTCTTGTTATTGCTCTTTCAATTCCTGTAAATATATTTTCGATTGCTTCATTTTTATTGTTTTCTATTGAATCAGTCCAGAATCTATTACCCTCTACCTTTCCTCGGTTGAAACCTTTTTTTGTTTCTCTTTCTTGTGTTCCTCTATCAACTAAGTGTGCATGTGCTCCTTTTGAGTTAAATCCTGCAAGAACGCCTAGTTTTTGGCGCTTTAGTTTATTTCTAAATGATTTTAATAAATTTCCTGTTACACCACTTCTATTTTTCATTCTTTCTCTCAAATTAGCACGTCCTTTTCGTATAAATAAAGCACCTGCGTACTTTAAAGCAGTTTGAACCACTTTATCTTTTTGAAAACTATCTAAATTTTCAATTGAACGATATACTCTTTCTAAATCAATAATGCTAATTTGTAGTTCCATGTTATTTATTAATTTTTTGAATCGTAATTGAAATAGTATTATCAAATTTATTATTTTCAGATGATATGATTCTATATTCGGTATTATTATAATTAACTATTAAATTGTCATTAAATAATTTATTATATCGTATTTTAAATTCTAAATAATTTTCGTGAAATATTTCCTTTGCATCAACTTTGAATCCTCCCTTTTCACTTATTTTTGCTGCTTTACAGTTAAATATATTATTTTTTACTTTTGTAATTGCACCAGAAGAACTTTGCTGTGATACAATTTCAAAAAATTTCAAATAATATTTCATTGTTCCAATTGCTAACATATAATTTAATTATTATAGTTTTTATAGAAATCTATCAGATATTCATAATTAAAGGGTATTGCTGTTGTTTTAGTTGAAAAACTTATCATTTCACGGTTATTATACAAATTACCAGTCATTAGTAACATTGCCTGCAATAGAGGCTTTGGTAATATACCTTTATTATTAGCAATTATATCATCTAAATTAGAATTAACATGAAGTTGTACAACTTCCTCAGCAACATCAGCTAACTGAATTAAAAAATCATCCTCATCAACAAAATTTTGATCAATATTAAGCTGATCCTTTATTTGCTTTAGTGTTAAATATTTCATGTTAATTCTAATATTAATATAATTATTATTAAGCTATTACAGCAGCAACAAATGAATCACGACGAGCTTTTGCATCAAAATAAGCATTAACAACAAGTCGCACATTTCCAAGGTTTGCCTGGCTGTATGGATCAACCGTTATATCTACAGAAGACCATTGTCCAATAACAAAGTCGCTAAAATCACCCAAAATCAAGCCATTGGGATATACATTTGCAGTAGTGAATGTTTTTACTCCATCAATCATATTATCTTCATAAATCATCTGAGCCAAATTCTTAGCGGTAGCCTTCAGAGTTGCCTTTGTCTTTGGATGTACAATGAAAGAATAATTTTTTACATTTTTGTTTTCCAATAATGCTTCAAGTGCAACAATATTTGAATAACTTAAACCACTAGCTGGTATTGTTACATAATTAGAACTATTTGCAAAAAATCCTTGTGGTTGATTTGCTCCAGATGCATTTCCTAAAACTGTTGCTTCAAGTTTTTCACTGATAGCCATTAAAATGTCATTGGTTAACATTGCTTCGGCATCAACAGTTTGTTGAGCTAAAAATTGTTTGCTAACATCCAAAATTGCCGTCAATCTATGTGGATTCAACATAACTTTACTAAACACACCAGCTCCATCAGGTGCTTGCATATTTTCTGATTCCCATGCAACATTTGAGCCTGAATACAAAGGAATTTGAATATTACCAGATAAACCATTAAGTGTTTGAGCACCTGCTGCTGTTAATGTCAAATTTGCATACAAAGGAGATAAAATATTGAGAACATCAAGATCAACTACTTCTGCACCTTGTCCAACTCCAGTTGCACTAATTGAACGTTGATTTACAGGTAATTGTATTTGACCAGAAGCACTTAAACCTGCTTGTATCATTTGTTCTTTTCCACGATTTATTACTTCAAGCGTAACTTCATTTAATGAGCGATTATTAGCTACATCATTTATTGTTTTGATTAAACTAAATTTTTCCATTCTTTTTTCTGTTTTAATTGTTTTATTATTATTAATTAACCTTTTATTTTCTTCTTCTATTTTTTTTATTTCATCATCAATTTCTTTTTTTCTAATATTAATTTCGTCAAATTCTTTTTTTTCTGTTTCATCTAATTTTCTTTTTTCTGTTTTTCCTTTTTCAATCATATTTTTTTGTTTTTCAGATAATTGATTTTTTTCATCAATCAACTTCAATATACTTTTTTCTTCCATAATTTTATTTTTATATAATTATTTTTATTTATTGAATTTCTTTTTCTAATTCCTTATAATATTCTTCTAATTCTTTTTGTCTTTGTTCTTCTAATATTTTTTTATTTTCTTCTTGAATTTCAGCAAATCGCTTCAAATTTACAGAGGTTTGCTCATAGGCAGGTTGAAAAACTGGTGAAACATCATATAATCTGTCAATTTGTAAAATGGTACGAACATAAGAACCATCTGGCTGTAATTGCCAATCATCTCCAGCAACGGTAAAGGCAAAAGAACTTGCTGTAATATCACCTCGCTTGATCATTTCTATTGTTTCATCTCCCACTGCTGTTTGAGGTGCTTCAAAATTATATTTCAATCCTCTTTCATCAACAGTAAGTTGTAATGTTCCTTTTCCAAATTTTGAACGAGCCAACACTCCCTTTTCTTTGTTATGATCGAGCGTTGCAAATACATCCGATTTTTCAATTACACCATCAAGTGCATTGGGATCAATTTTTTCAACAAAACCACCTAAATCTGTAGATAAAGAATTGAATAACAGTGCATAACCTTCAACATTTCTTGTACTACCGCTTGCAATTGAAATTTCATTTTCTAATTTTCTTATTTCTTGTTCCATAAATATATTTTTTTAGCCTTTAATTATATATGTATCTAATTTGTCCGATATTTATTGTTTAATATTTTTTTTTATTTAGCATTATTTACAGGTTTAATTTCACTAGGTGTAGCAGATTGAGATGGCATAATACCATTTACAATATTTTTTAACGTTGTCATATTAAGTTGTATCATAAGATCATTACCATTTTCTAATTCACTATATGATAGAGCCTTACGAACTTCATTAGGTGTTAAAATACCATTAGTTTCAAGTTTAGTATAATATTCTGCCATTGATTGTTTGTCTGTATTTAAAAATTGACTAACATCAAAATTTGCACTAATATTATTTTCGGATGGCAACCATAATTTTCTATTTATTTCTTGTTCAATTAACGTTAAATATGGTTGAACTGTGTCACTTAAAAATTCCAACTGTGTTTGTTCAAGTGTACTATATGAGGAATTTTTCAAGTCAAATAATTTCACTGGCGATATATTAAAAAATCGGGCAATTTCAGTGTTTGAAAATTCTCTACTTTCTAATAATTGTGCATCTCTTGCATTGATAGAAATAGGTTGATAATCAAGACCACCAGGAATAATCGCAATTCCTCCATTTGAGGTATTTTCAAATGCTTGTCTCCAACTATTCCTAATTTGTTCTTTTTGTGCCTCAGTAAGAATCGCAGAAGACTTTAAAATACCTGATAAACTTGCTCCAGATTTATAAAAATTATTTGCATAATGTTCACTGTCTTTTGATAAACTTAATGTATCAATTGCGTGCTGAATAATTGAAATACCACGAACTCCATCAATGCTATACATCCAAAAATGCAACATATTTTCAGAACTAATTATCTGATCTTCACCCGATCCAGCTACAATATAAAGAACTTTATCTGTTTGATAATCATAAGTAACAGTTACCAGTTCGTGTGGTAAATATCGTAAAGAAACAACTTGTCCTTTTGCATTTCTTTGAATATAAGCATATCCATTACCTTTTAACATTATGCTACTAACCAATAATTTAAAAAAATTAAATCTAGAAAAATTTGCACTAGGCTGTTTATTTAAAATATTAAAAGCATAATGTTCATAAAAAATATTTTTATAACCTTGTGCATCACTCTTATATGTATATAATGGTAAAATAGCAACAGCGTTACTAATTTGATTTACAGCACTATATACAGCACTTAATTTCATTGCTGAATTTGCTTGAAAACTTGAAACACTAGAAAAATTTAAGGCACCAGATAACAAGCCCATACTTCTTTCTTCTGTATTTTCTGTATTTTGGTTATTTACAGTTGTTTTTTCAATATTAACATCTTTATTTTTTGTTCTAAATAATTTCATATGTATATTGTATTTAATTATAATGTATTAATAATGTCAGATTTTTTTTTAAAATGTATATATTGATGTATCGTATTTAGGAATTTGTAAATATCCTCCCAATGCTGTTAACATTGAAATAACCCCATCGATTTTGTTTTTATTTGACGATTTGGTTGGTTTAACGTTATCATTATGATCATATTTTAGAACAACATTTGAAAAACAAAATCTAGTTATTTCGTTATTATCAATTATTATTTTATTAGATCTCGCCAGTCGTTCAAATTCTTTGGTTGGTCTATTAAAATTTGCCAATGATTGAGAAAATGGTTGCATATTTAAACCCTGTTCAGTTGCATTAATTGCAAACTGAGTAGCGTTATAAGTGTCATAAAAAACTGCATATATTGGACATATTTTATTAATTTTCAATATATCGGCTAAAATATAATCGTAATCCACAGCATTTCCACTAGTTAATATAATTTGTTTTTCAAAATGCCATTTCTTATATAATTCCTTTTGTTCATGTTCACCCAAGGCTGTATAATGTAAATAATATTTAGTAGTAAATATATATTTATCAATTGTAGAATCATAAATAAGAACGCTAACTGCCGTTAAGTCTGATACGGCACTTAAATCCACACCAACATAACATGGTTGTCCTCTATATTGTTCTAAATCAACATTTTTTGTACTGTCTAATATTAATTTATTGGAAATCCAATTTTCATAGCTAGAGCACCAAATATTTAACAATTTTGTTTTTACATTTACCTCAGCAGAACTATTATTTTTTGCGTTAATTACCTCTCTTTCTATATATTCTTTGGTTGTAGTAACACCGATGTTTGGATTAGCCTTTATCCATTTTGTTTCATCATCCCATGAATCATCTTCGTCCATTTCAAATATAAAAATAGCATATGAATCATCATTTTTTACACCCTGTAAAATTTCTTTTGATGTGTCGTACAACTTTTTACATGGAGAAAGTTGATTAAAACCAGCAGTAGTAATAATCATTCCTAGAGGTTCCTCACGCATACCCTGTGAAGATGTTAAAACATCAATCATTTTTGTATCCTTTGCTTCGTGATACTCATCAATTATAAAACTACTTAGGTTTAGACCATCCAATTTAGATGTATCAGCTGCTACAATTTTTGCATGTCCTTTGTTTGCATCAACCTTTATATCATTTCGTAATATTTTAATTATATTACCCTTAGGATCAATAGACTTTGCAAAATTTGAAGTAATTTCAAGTAAAATTCTAGCCTGTTCACGAGAATTTGCTGCAAAAACAACCTCTGGTGATTGTTCTCCATCTGCAATTAAAAGATACAATGCTATTGCAGATGCAAAAGATGATTTTCCGCTTTTTCTTGCTATTTCAATGAATACATTTCTTGTTAATCTTTTTTTTGTTTTAACACTGTGAATACCAAACACATGAGCAATTATAAATTTTTCCCAAGGTTCTAAAACAAAATTTTCATTTGCATGTTTTCCAATATAATGCCTTATGTTTGATATAAATCTAATTACATTTTGCACTTTATTTTCATCAAAATATAAATCATCCCTTGATTTTAGTTCTAAATATCTTTTTGCAGCTAATTTAATTGAGTTTCCAGCTATAATATTACCATTCAGAACATTATGTGCATATTCATCATAATTACTAATCATATTAATTATTAACCATTAATTATTAATCATTAATCATATTTTTAGTTAATCTTTTTTCTATTGAATTGCTTTTTGTTAAAAATTGCGCTAAAGGACTATCATCAATAACAGAATCAGCATTCATTTCTGAACCACTTTTCAATGTTAATCCAAACTGCAGAAGCAACTTAACCGCTTGTATTTGTGCGTCAGTTTGAACTTTCAAAAGAGGATGTTTCTGTATTACTCCGAACCGATCCTTTACCGTTAAGCCTTCTTTCTTGATAATTTTTGAACACATTACAAATGTATTATAGTTTTCTTCTAACATATGCAATGCTGCACTCCATGTTTCATCATATGTTTTAAGATTTTTTAAGACAGTCTTCATAAAATTTTGACATTCAATCTCATTTTCTGTATTAATTTTGTATTTCATATGTATATTGTTTTTGATATATTATGTATTAATATTGTCTGATTTATAGTTATTAGGCTCTATAATGTATTTATTTTTAATAGTAATTGTTATTATTTCTATATATAAATATCATTATATTTTTAAAAGTATATATTTTCTTTGAAATAATTTTATATTTTTTTTTTATAATAATTTTTATTAAACTTATTTTAAGGCTCTATAAGCTCATAAAATTATATGAGTGATAACTTTATACTACTTTTTTATTATATTGTCTTAAATCGCATTAAAATGACTATTTTTTATATTTTATAACATTATATTAATAACCTAATTTTATAATACTATTTTATAATCTTTTTTATAACATTTTTTTTATTTAATAATTTCTTTATTTAATATAATTTATTTAATATAATTTATTTAATATCATTTTTTTATTTATATTTTATTAAAAAAAGTATCATTTAAAGTATCACTACACCTAATGCTTGTTTTTTTTTTATATAATTAGAGTAGTGATACTCTCGATGATACTTTTTTATATTAGATTATAATAATTTTTATTAAACTTATTTTAAGGCGATTTAAGCTCATAAAAATATATTGGTAATATCTTTATATTACTTTTTTATTATATTGTCTTAAATCTACTTAAAATGACTATTTTTGATATTTTATTGGATTATATTAATAACCTAATTTTATAATCTTATTATATAACATATTTTTTATATATAATTTTATTATATAATATCTTTATTAAATATAATTTATTTAATATAATTAATTTAATATCATTCTTTTATATTAATATCTTTATTTAATATAATTATTTTATATTTATATCTTCAAAAAAAGGGACATTTAAAGTATCTTATCTCTAATGTTGTTGTTCTTTTATAGTTATTGTTAAGATACTCTCGATGTCCCTTTTTTATATTGTATTATATTATATAATGGTTTATTTAAATTGAAATAGATTATTAAATAATATTATATGGTGATTTATTATTAATTTTATATCTTCAAAAAAAGGGACATTTAAAGTGCATTATCTCTAATGTATTCTTCTTTTTTTTTTATATAGTTATTGTTAATGCATTCTCGATGTCCCTTTTTTATATTATTATTTTTATTTAAATTAAAATATATTATTAAATATGGTTATTAAATATAATAATATATTATATAATGTGTTATTAAATATGGTTATTAAATAAATTATTATATATAAAAAAAGGACATGAAGTCCTTTTTTTATTATATTATGTTATTTTATTTTTTTATTATATTATATTATTTTATTTTTATATTGTTATTATGTTGTTTTATTAAATTTTTCATTTCATTATTTATATTTCTTTTTATTGTTATTTCTGACAAATTTAAATAATTAGCTATATATTTATTGGTTATTTTTTTATCTATATTATTCATTTCATTATATATAAAATTAGATATTAAAATAAAAGAGTTATTTAATTGATTATCAAATTGATTATTAAATTGTTTTATATCATTCTTCATATCATTTGTTATATTTCTTTTTATAGTTACTTCTGATAAACCAGTATATTCTGATATTGTCTTATATGTTATTTTTGAATTTATATTATATATAATATCTCCAAAAAATTGATATAAAATTTTTTTAGTATTTTCCTCTCTTTTATTCTGATATGCATTGTATTTATTAATGGATTTTGGGTTAACCCAGTATTTTTTAAGCCTTGGATTAAGAGGCTTAAGATTATCTTTATTCTTCAATTTATAATCTATTATATTATATAACTCCTTATCATTTAATTTATTAGTAGAATATTTATTTTGAAGATTAGATAAAACAAAATATAATTGTTTTCTATCAACTTGAGGATTTAATAATATAAGATTATTGATATATGATGAATATATTAATTCTCTTTTTCCTTCTTTTATTTCTCTAATTTTTTTATTATCAAAGGGTATAAAACATTCATAATATAATTTTCCTTCTTGTATAAATATACATTCTTCATTATTATAATTATCCAATTCAACTTTATATTTTAATTTAATAAAATTATTATTGGAATATTCTATTAAACTATTATCATTATTATTAATATTATTATTTACCTCAATATCATTATTTATTTCAATATTAATAACATTATTAGCATCAAAAATAAAACTATTATTATTTATATAAATGTTTGGATCATAAGATAGAATATTATATTGGCTTTTTTTTCCTGCATTTTTATCGATAAATTCATTTATATTTAATATTTTAGCTATTTCATAATAATTTTTTTCAAAATTATCTATATTAATGTTATTAACTCGAACTATAATTGCATATCCATTACCTCCAACACTTTTATAATAACAAAACACAAAATCTTTATTTAATAAATTAATATTAAATAAATTATCATAATTATCTATATCATAATATAAATAACCAGTTGATTTTATAATATTTGAATCTTTTTTGTATTTATTGAAGATAAAATTCCACGCAACAGCAGGTAATGTTTGTTTTACAGCCTTTTTATCTATTTCTTTGCTTCTTATTTGTTCAATAATTGAGCTGTAATGTGAATTTTTGATGAGTTGAAGATAGTCATTAACTTCAATATTTTTTGAAATTGCGGGCTTTGTAACGCTTTCAAAGTAGTTAATTGTGTTAATTGTGTTCATTTTTTGGTACTTGTATCTTTATTATTTTATTTGATACTTTTATATTAAAAAAAAA